ATCTTCAACATAGTTTAAGAAACATGAGATAGGCATACCTCGTTGTGTACCTCCGTTAGAAAGTACAGGAGTTGAGAACATGAACCATAATTTACTTGCATAATCATACAAGCGTTGGGCATGGTCATCATCATCTGCAAAAGCTTCTGCAGCACGTGCGAAAGCCTCCTGAGGTGATGTTTCGCCTGCTACCATATATCTGTCTTGCAGAGTTCTCATACTGAACTCTGTTAACATTGAATCTTGACTATAATCTATTTTCATTTAAGTGCCTTTTTAAAGTTGAATTAATAACTTCTATGTTTTGTTCTCCGATTGCTTGTTCCGAGTAAGTAACTAAATCCATAAGCTCAACGTTTATCAGAAGTTGTTCTGCGTTTTCGTTGAGACTTTGAATATATTTGTACTTTCCTTCTATTGGACAAGCATCATAGATATCAAAAACGTCTCCATATTGTTCCATTAGCTGAACTGCGCGCTTTGGACCAATCCCAGGTATTCCTGGAACGTTGTCCCCTTTATCGCCAGTCAGACATTTGAATGTAATATAATCGGGGATCTCAAAATCGTAATGTTCATCCCAATTATGTACTGTTGTTTCTTTTCTAGTAACTGTACTAAAACGAGAAACTCTATCATTGATAAGTAAATCCCAGTCTTTATCAGATGAAACCATCCAACATTCGTCTAATCCATACTTATCAAGATTCATACTAATGTATGCTGCAATATCATCAGCCTCAACTCCTTTGAATTGAAAGACTGGATATTTTTCTTTGAGTAATGTTAGAGTATTACTAAACTCTGCCATAAACATAGCAAACTCTTTTTCTTCTTGAGGAGTTTGTTCTGCATACTTTTCTTTACGGTTTGCTTTATAACTTGGAAGTATATCTTTCCTATAAGAACTGCCACCGTCAGCAGCAATTATTATATTACCTGCGTTGTATGATTTTGCTAGACTTTCTACTGTCCTTACATAATCATATTTGAAGTCTGTTACACCTTGGTGTTTCCACCTAAATGCAATATTGAGACTATCAACTATCAGCAAGTTCCCATTTTGAATGGGGTTCCCAAGGTTTGAGAATGTTATCGCCATTTGTAAATTTTATCTCCTCTTTTTCTAGCCAGTGTTCTGCGATTAGTATATAAGCACCTAGCCAGGCAATGTGCATATATCGCAATGTGTTTTTTGGTTTTCTAACTGTTGCTGCAAAGAACTTTCCGTGGTTCTCTCTAAATATTAGCAATGGTTCTTGTTCCATTTGTTGTGCTTGCTTACAAAGTTTACTCCACCATTTGAAAAGATTATTACTTTTCTGGGTGTATATCTTACTGTTAAAGCCTATATCTTTATAGAACTTGACTTCTACAGTAAACAGGTTTACTTTGTCAGGCACCATACAATCTCCTTTGATCTTTCCACTTCCAGATCCAGGAGTTTGTACCCATTTTTCATCTGTAAGTCTATCAAGCATAGATAATACTTGTTGCTCACCTCGGTTACCTTTTTGTCTAGGATTAACCAAGTTCGAGCCTACTTACTTTTTCTTTCTTTATTACTTCTATTCTAGCTAATAATGGGTGTGACCAGCCATGTGATACTATATAAGTATTCAAATTTTCCTCTCTCAGTAGTAATTCTACTAGTAGTTCCTTTCCTTGCTCATCTAAAACATTTGTTACTTCATCTAAGAATAACACATTTATTTGAGACTTAGATATACTACTCATTAGTTTACGAATTGCTAAAAGTGTTGAAGTGTTAACTCTTGCTAACTCTCCTGCGCTCAAAGCTAGTATATCTACAGTTTTGCCATTATCATCAATTTCTACATTTAGTTTATCATTTAACACGACAAACTCAAGACTGAATCGTCCGTCTGATAACTCAGCAAGGTATTCGTTTGTTAGTTCTTCGAGATCTTTTACTAAGTTCTCAATTTTATATGCTAATAGTCCATTTGTACTAAAAGCTTTTTTAAGTATATCAACATTAGCAAACTTACTATTAGCATCTACTAATTCTTTGCTTAGGTCTGTATGTTGATCTTCAAAATCTGTTTGTTGTTCTTCAATAATTGATAGACGAGTATTATGTCTTTCTCTACGTTCGTTCTCTGTTATAACTTCGTTTACTCTTTCTTGTCTATTGCTTATTCTTTCTTTTAATTTAATTATCTTATCTTGTACTTCTTCTGAATCAGGCACTTCTAATGGTAGTGTCTGATCTATGCTTCTGTATATTTCTTCCCAACTCTTTATCTTTTGTTCCATTTGTTGAAGCATCTTATTAGCATAGTTTATATCTGTAAGTCTATCATTTGCTTCTTCTAGTTTTTCAGAGTATGTTGTGCGTGCATTTTGATGTCTATGTAATTCTTTTCTGATAAATTCTAAGTCTACATCTTGTCCACAAGTTGGGCATCCTGCCTCATCTAGTTCTTGTAAGTCCATATACTTCTTAACCATTCGTACTTCTTGAGCACCTTGTGATTTGATTTCTCCAATCTCCTCTACTAAAGCCTCTGTATCTTGCCATTCATTAGTGTTTACATACTCTTTCGCTAGTCCTAAATCTATGGACTCTAGTTGGCTTTTGTACAAATTATTTTGGTTAATATTTTTCGTGATTTCTGAGATATTTTGAAATTCTATTTGTAAAGATCTCAAAGCTTCTTCATCTTCTTCCGAGTAAAATGGTAAATCTAATTTCGAAAGTAGTGATGTATCTTCCAAATAATTTTCTGATAACCATTTATCGATTGTGTCAATTTTCCCTTGTACATTAGAAACGTCTCCAGCTAAATTTCGTGATAAATCTTTGAAGACATCAAAGTATTTTACATATCCATCTAACTGCAATAAATCTATTAGGAATCTTTTGCGATTAGTATCTGTGGCAGTCAAGAACTGTAAGCTAGCATTAGTATTCTGATAAACAATCTGTGAGAAAGTTTTAAAATCTATACCTATAACTTCCTCTAGTGTCTTGTATGTGTTTGTAGCTGTATGACTTGATATATCCTCTCCGTTTTTGTAGAGTTTTACTTTTATATTACCTCTACGAACAACTTCAACTTTATACTCATCATCTACAACATCAAAAGACAAAGATATATCATAGCCTTTGTTGACTTCACGATTTGGTATTTCTGCTTTTTTAATTCCTTTTGAGTTCTTGTTAAATAAAACTTCTTCAAGAATCAAAGGAATAGAACTTTTGCCAGCTCCATTTGTACCGATTAATTGTGTAACTATAGTGTCATTAAGATCTAACTCATTATCCTCACCATAACTAAAACAATTACTCCATTGTAACTTCTTTAGCGTAATCACTAAACACTCCTAAAATATTTTTAACTTTATCTTCATCTAACTCTAATATATAACTTAGGTACTCTCCTAATTCTTCTTCTATTGTCATTTCTTTGCCCAATATTAGAGTTGCTTCTGTCTTTCTTTTTATAACTTTTTTGTCAAGTAACTCACTATTTTTGATATTACTTAAGTCTGCTACATCTCCTTCAATCTCATAGATTGTATGATCCCACTCTGTTTGAATCATATCAGCTGGATCAGTAACTGTCTTGCGAATCAATTGTGGCAAGTCAAAAGTATGCCATGTCCATTGGAATTGATCCTTGTTGTCTATTAATAGATACCCAGTTTCGACATTGTTTCTATGAAAACTTGTAGTCATAGGACTGCCAGGATATACTATGTTTCTTTGTGTATTGCTATGTGCATGTAAGTCGCCTGCAAATACTACTTTGAATTTATCAAAGCGTTTTAAGTCTACTTCTGGTTGTACATGAGGTGGTATTTCTCCTCGTACATGAGTAAACAATATACTATCTTCTACACCTTCTATACTTTTACTTCTATGTAAGTCTGCATAAGGTAGTATTGTCCAGTCGTCTCTGGAATATGTTTCGTCTATTACTGTTACTAGAGGATTTAATTCATTAGTAACTTTTTTCAAGTTTGTAAAAAATGTTTTATTCTTTCGTGTAGCTTCGTGGTTGCCATCATATATGATAGTCTCAATGCCCACACCTTTTACAAAATCAAAGTATAATGTAAGTTCATCCATGGTAGGGACTCGATCAAACAAGTCCCCTCCAATGATGTGCAAATCAACCTCTTTTTCAAGATCATAAATTTGGTCAAAGAATAACTTATAGCGTGAGCACGCCCAAGCTACTGGTACATTCTTTTGTCCAAGTTTAATATGCCAATCTGCAGTGAATAGAATCATGCTACGAACTCATCCCCAGGTGTCCAAGAACATCCTGTAAGACCACCAGCCTGTAAGGCTTGTAGTGTTCGTAAAGTTTCATCTGCGTTTCTTCCTGTATCTAACGCATTTACTGATACATGCTGGATTATTCCTTCAGGGTCAATTATAAATGTTGCTCTGTAGTGTACTCCATTAGCCTCATCAACAATACCGAGTTTATTTCCTAGAACAAGTCCAGAATCTGCACATAGTATGTGTTGAATATTATTAAGGGCTGGGTTGGATTCTTTCCAAGCTTTTTTGCAGAATTCATTGTCTCCACTTACACCGATAACATCAGCATAGTCGACAAGTTTATCCATATCTACAATTTCGGTTGGACATATAAATGTAAAGTCTTTTGGGTAAAAGTACATTACTGTCCACTCATTTAGTAGCACATCAGCTTGAATGAAATCATTTGTATCATTGCAGCCTTGCATACTAAATCTTGGGTATTTATTTCCTACTGTAAGCATAATACTCTCCTAAGAAATATCGAATTCGTCAGAAACAGTTTCGTCAGGTGTAGAGTTGCTTGCGCCTTCTCTTAGTCTGTCGAGTAGTTCTTTCTGTGCATCCGCTGTTGGTCGAGTAAGTACTTCGTCCATTGACTTAAGTTCTGCAATGAGTTCCATTTCAGATTCATTCAACTCTCTTGGTTTGCACTTGAGAGCTTGTAGTTGATATTCAACATTATAAGCCATAGGTCCAGTTTTTACTCTCTTAAAGTAAACATCCCAGCCAGTAGTTGGATCAGTTGGATCACCAAGATCTTCTGCTGCTACCATAATCTGCTCGAGTAGTTTTTTCTTTAAGTTTAGTACTTTGACTTTTCCGTCATGGATACATTGGATTGCATAAGACCAACCGCATTTAAGTTCTGGATGATATTCTCTAACCCAGTCTTTTTCTACGTTGGTAAATGCTTCTGAATCTCTATCGAATGATAGACACTCGAATGGTAAATTCTTACCGTTTTCGCCTTTCAACCAGTAAACATAGCGAGGAAGCATATCCCCTACCATTCTTACTACGTTGTCGCCTTCGACATATTGATAACTGTCGATTTTATTCTTTTGGGCTTCGCCCTTGGTTTGATTAAATTTTATTGCCATTTTAGTTCCTTTAAAGTGATTTCTTCAAACAAAAAATGTATTCTGTCATTTTCTATTCGTAGTAATCTATTGTTTTTAATACTGTCCTCATCCCCTGTGAAGTGGAGGAGGTCTAATGTGGTATCTTTATTTTTTTGATATTCGAAATAATTACGTAACGATGCGATACCTGCATACTGCGCAATCTCACTATCTGAATATCTCCTTCTCTGAATGAATAACGCCTCTGGGTTTACTAGGAACGAATCCCCATGAAAACTTTTAGTCCAGAATTTATATATTCTATCATGTCTATTCACTGGTGGTAACTTATAGGTAAGTATATGAAGGATTGTCAAAATATCTTTAACACTCCCTTTGCTTTCCCTTTTTACTTTTTCCCAATTATAGAATAACATATTATAACAAACTTTTAACTCCGTGTCAAGATATATTTTTTGATGCTATACTTCAAAAATTTCATAACCCTGTCGCATATAATATCCCCTTCTCGCCGCAGCTTGCTTTCTAGCTGTTCGACCATGTAAGTTGATATCCACTACTTTCGGTTGTAATTTTCCGTCATACATTCTGATTACTCGCCCGATCAACTGTGTAAGCAAAGGCTCATTGTTTACAGGCGTACCTAATATGAGACAACTAAGGCAATCTAAACTAATACCTTCACTGAAGATACTTTGTGTTCCAAAGAGAACATCTTTGTCGTTAAAGATTCCTTTGACCATCTCTGCTCTCTGCTCATGTGGAATGTCTCCAGTTACGCAGATTGCATTGTCTCCTACGAGCCTTGCACAGCTCTTAAGAAAGTCTACTCTATCGGCTACTAATAGAACTTTATGACCTTTCGCTGCATAACTTGCGGCGAGCATAGCCATAGTGTTTTGGTACTCCCAATCAAAAGCAAGTGAGTTAACTCGTGTAGCCCAGTCAACATTGCCATCCATGAAACGAATACCTGAATTTATAATATCTACACTAGGTGTGAGATAATTTTCTTTCGGTGGTTTAAATACTGTACTCGAAAAGTAATCACGAAAGACTACATGCCTTCCATCTTTTCGTTGCAGTGTTCCTGTTAAACCGATTTTATTCTTTGCTCGTGAAGCATCAATAAGTCGTGTGAAAGTTGGACTACTAACATGATGCATCTCATCAAGTATTATAGTACCGAACTCTTTTACGACTTTGTCGACATTTCGATACAAAGTTTGCACATTTCCCACGACAAAAGGGGAATCAATATCAAACTTTCCCGAACCGATTACACCCGCTGTAACCCCGAAGACTTTCTGTACTTCTTTTTCCCACTGCGATCTTAACGCTAGTGTATGAGTAACTATGAGTGTTTTCTGTTGGAGTTTATTTGCGATAGCTAACGCAGTAAAAGTCTTTCCCCAACTTACCCAAGCGTTGATTATACAACTGCCTTCGACTTCGTCATATACAGACTGTTGTGAGTCTCGTAATTCAAACTTAAAGTCAAGTGGTTCGATTGGTACTTCTACTCGCTTATCGACTATCTCGTAATCTTTTGGAATTAAATCCGTTCTCCCTATTGGTAAGGTCACTAAACCTGCTCTGACTACGCCCATATTCTTAATGATGATAGGCGGATCTGTAGGTCTCCTAGGCGGTATACTGTAAGTGAGTTTATTGTCGAG